ACATTGTCTGATTGGTTAATCTTACAAGGTAACGTAGTTATTGCTACTGATTCAGTTGATGGTATTTCTCGTTTAGCTACACAAACAGAAGCTAATGATGGTACTGAAGCTGGTGCAGTAGTTATTACTCCTGCTACATTACAAGGTAAAATTGATGCTCAAATTACTCCTGAGATTTCCAATAAACTACCTCTTACTGGTGGTACCATGACTGGTAATATTGACATGAATTATAACGATGTTAATAATGCTGTTCTTAGGGGTACATTAATTGGTGATACTCTTGATGCACAAAATAATAGTATAGCTAATTTAGCAGCACCAACTAACGGTGGAGACGCAGCTAATAAGACTTATGTAGATGATAATACATCTAACAAGTTGCCATTAGCTGGTGGTACTATGTCGGGTAATATCAATATGTCAGGCAATGAAGTAACGGGTGCAAGTGCTGTGCGTACTGGTAATTTATATTCTTCATCAACAGGTGATAGTATTTATGTTCAAGAAAATTTAGATTTTGAAAATGAAAAATCTATCATTAACCTACCAGCACCAACTAATGACGGAGATGCTGCTAACAAAATTTATGTTGATGATGCTGATGCTCTTAAATTAGACTTAGCTGGTGGTACAATGACTGGTAACATTAATTTGGGGGGTAATAATATTCAAGGTGTAAATTCTATAGGTGTTGCCACTATATATACTGAAAGATTAGATAATTCCTATGGTCATCCAATATACCTTGAAAAAGATTTAGATGCTACATATGGAACAATCATCAACTTACCAGCTCCAACAGCTGATGGTGATGCTGCTAATAAATTGTATGTTGATACAACTGTTGCTGCTCAGTCATTTACAGCAACAATTGCAACTGGTGATTGGACAGCTCTTGGTGACCAGTATGAAGCTGGTATTTCTCATAATTTAGGTACTATGTTCTTATCAGTTACAACTTTACATGGTAATGAAACTGCTGATTTTCTTGTAGAAACTGCTCTTAATGGAAATATAAGTACAATTTATTCTAATTTTGTACCAGCAAATGATGTTCATGTATCTTTAATTAAAGCTAATGGTAATTTATAATTTTTAAATTATCACATAAAAACTTAAAACCCATCTTATTTGAGGTGGGTTTTATTTTATTTTTAAATTAGTATTTTTGTAAAAACAAAATAAAATGGCAGAGAAGAAGTTTTTTGTTGATATCAATCTTCAAGGAAGTGATATTAATAATTTAAGAGCGGATACATTAGATATTACAACTAATTTAGCAAGTGCTAATACTAAAAGAATAGTGTATTGGTCTGGCCAATATTATTATTCAGATGGAACATCTTGGATTGCATTAGGTGGAAGTGGAAACTTACCAGCTGGTGGTGCAACAGGAGATATTCTAGCAAAAGCAAGTGGTACTGATTATGATGTAGAATGGATAAGTAACTACACTAGTACAGTACAACATGAAGTAAAAGCCGGAGTTGCATTAACAAAAGGACAAGCTGTTTATGTTAGTTCAGCAAATGGTACAAACATGATTGTTTCTAAAGCATCAAATGCATCAGAATCAACATCAAGTAAAACAATGGGGCTTGTAGCAAGTTCAGCCGCATTAAATGATATTATATTTGTTATCACTGAAGGTTTGCTTACCGGAACAGGTAGTGCACCTTTAGATACAAGTTCAGCTACAGAAGGAGATCCTGTGTGGTTAGGAACTAATGGTAACTTAATTTTTGGTTTAACAAATAAACCAGTAGCTCCAGCACATTTAGTATTCCTTGGTATTGTTACCAGAGTGAGTGCTACTGTAGGGGAAATCTTTGTTAAAGTACAAAATGGTTTTGAACTAGGAGAACTACATGATGTAGATGCTTTAAATGCATCTAATAATGATGGTTTATTCTATAATACAACTACTAGTTTATGGGAACATAAATCAATAGCTACTGCTCTAGGATATACTCCGGAAAATCAAGCTAATAAATCCACTAGTACTTCATTAGGTACATCAGATACATTATACCCAACACAGAATGCTGTTAAGGTTTATGCAGATAATTTATTAGGTAATGCTAACGCATTGGTTTATAAAGGAACAATTGATTGCTCAACCAACCCTGATTATCCAGCTGCAGATGCAGGTTGGATGTATATTGCAAGTGTTGCCGGTAAAATAGGTGGAGCAAGCGGTACAGATGTTGAGGTAGGAGATATGATTATTTGTAATACAGATGGAACTGTGTCAGGTGATCAAGCTACCGTAGGTCAATACTGGAATGTAATTCAAAAAAATATTGTAGGTGCTGTAACTGGTCCTGCAAGTTCGATTAATAATACTTTACCTGTATTTGATGGTACAACAGGAAAAATAATCAAACAAGGGATCATTACTGATACTGGAAGTAGAATTGGAGTAGACATAATATCTCCTACTGCAAAACTACACATATCTAATATAACTACAGATGATTCATTCTTGGTAGAAGATAGTACAAACCCTGACTCAACTCCTTTCATTATTAATAATGCTGGTAATGTTGGTATTGGTACTACTAATCCATTATGGAAATTTCAAATACAAGATGCCGGTGGAGATTCTGTAAGAATAAATGTGCCAGATGACACAAAATTTAATAGAATATTTTTCCAAAAACCATCTCAATTATGGTCAACTGGATCTATTAATACAAATGATTTTGTTATTGCTGATGAAACTGCTTCAGTATATAGAATGAGAGTTTATGCTAGTACTGGAAATATTGTCTTTAATCCTGGTAGTACTGGATTAATGAGTATTGGTGTAAATTCACCATCAGCTAAATTTCACATTAATAATACAACAAGTAGTAATTCATTCTTAGTAGAAGATGCCACTAATCCAGACTCATCACCATTTGTAATTGATGCAACCGGTAGTGTTGGTATAGGTAGACAACCTACAAATTATAAACTAGATGTTGCAGGATCTATATACGGATATGGTTTAGGCTCAGGTACTTTTGGTATTACGGGAGAAAATAATGGTGACTCAGCTGGTACATACATCGGTGTTAAAGGATCTGCAGCTAAGGATGATACTCCAGTTGCAGGCAATGCATATATTGGAGGTTGGTTTTATGCTTTTGGTGGTAATAGTTACTCAGTTATGTTACAAGATGGAACTGAAGGGGTAGCTGGTAGATTCCTTAAAAATATGGATACTAACGGTAAAGCTAACTGGGCCACCTTGACTGTAGCAGATACAGGTCTTACTTTAACTACTACAGGTAGTTCAGGTGCTGCAACTTTAACAGGAAATACATTAAATATTCCTACTTATGAAAGTTCATTAATTCCTAAACTACAAGGAAATGAAATTTGGAGAGGTAGTACATTTAGAAATAACTCTACAACTATTGATACTACAGCAGGTATTATTTTATCAACAACTGGTACTAACACTGCTAGATCAGTAGGAACAACCTCTTATGCTGCAAGAGGAATAAGATTAGGTGTTGCAGCTACAACTGCATCAGTTGGTAGATATCAAGGAATGAGAGGAGCCGCATTATTATGGTATGTAACAGGTGGATTCTTATATACTGGTGAATTTAATATATCTGATACTGCTTTTGTAACAGGTACGCATAACTTCTGGGGATTAGCTTCATCTACTTCTGATTTATTAATAGGTGGTGTTAATAATGATCAACCGTCAGCATTAACAAATATTATTGCTTTTGCTAATGATTCAGGAGATGCTAACTTGCAAATCATGTATAATGATGCAAGTGGTACAGCAACTAAAACAGATTTAGGTGCTTCATTCCCATCAAACAGAACTGCTGGTGCAGCAGTTACTACTATTTATGCATGTTATTTATACAACGCACCTAACTCAAGTAATGTTATTTACAGAATTGTAAATAAAGAAACTGGTGCAGTAGCACAAGGAACATTAACTACAAACCTTCCTGCATCAACAGTAGGTTTAAATTTCTTTGGTGCAAGAACAATGGGTACACCTTTAGGTGGTGTAAATAACTCAGGACAATTTGATGTTTATAGATTAGGTGTTTATTCTTTATAATTATGAAACAGTTTACATTATCAACAAGTTATTACGTAGAGCCAGATTTAGAGGCTATTGTTTGTTTAAGACCATCTGATCCACAGATATCAGATTACATAGCAAGTTACTTTCCTTTTCCTAATGAACAAGAAGCTTTAGATAACATTTATGAATTAGCTATAGTTCATAGACCTGTTTTATTTGAAAAGTTTCAGGCTATGGATAATGTTCCTAGTGAGGTCAGAGATATGTATTTTTTATAGGTTTATTTTAAAATTTTTTGTATATTATTATATATATTTTTATAAACTTATTAAACATGGATTCAAGTACACTAACAATTGTATTATTCATTGCAGCAACAATAGTTACTGTCTTTGGTTTCTTTTTAAAGAATGCTTACAATGATACAAGAAAAGACATTGAACTTTTACTAAAAGGAGCTCAGCATCATGCTGAAGAACTTGGTAAATTAAAAGGTAAGATTGAATTAGTTGAGCAAGAAGCAAGACTTAAATATCAAGCTATCCAAGAACAAACACAGTTGGAGATAAAAAATCTTGCAAGAAATGTAAGTGAGCTTTCAGATGCTGTTAGACAGTTTGTAATCAATAAATAAAAGCATGAAAGAATTAAGCTTAAAAGAAAGATTTAATGCTCCTACACCAAAGTTCTGGAAAAAAGTACAGAGAGTAGGTTTAATTTTAACTGCTTTGGGAGCAGCATTAGCTACAGCTCCTGTAGCATTACCAATAGCAATAGTAACTGCAGGTAGTTATGCAGCGTTTGGCGGAGGCTTGATAGCAGCAATGTCTCAGTTTACAGTAGATGATTCATCAACAGATTTAAAATAGAATTGTATGACTAATGTAAGAACATATAATGATGTACAGCTTTTGAACAAAGTTAAGTCATTAAAATCATTTACAACTCTTCCAAAAGGCTATTGGATTCTTGGTGTAAGATCAAATGAAGATGCAGCAAACAAATTTGATGACAAATTTTATTTATTTAATGAAGGGTCTTTTGTTAGTGTTACATCTGGTACAACAAATCCTGGTACTCCAATTTTAGAAGGAGGTTTTTTAAAATACAACAAAGCAGGAGCAGCTGTAGTTAAATCAGATGAATGGTATTATGATGTGTGGACTTATGGTCTTCACCTGGGTAAAATGCCTGCATTGAAACAAGTAGCTAATTTTATTGTATATAGAGATGGAGACATGGACAAAAAATCAGAAGAACTTGGTACTCCAATTAAAGGTGCTGGTTATGGTATTAACTTTCATGCTGCTACTTATGACAATAACTTTAAAGGCTTGCAAGAAAACATTGGAAATTGGTCTGCTGGTTGTCAAGTAGTAAATAATAAACAAAAACATTTAGAATGGATTAGTTTATTAAAACCTCAGAAAAGAATTAGTTATGTTTTATTAAATGAATTTGAAGTATGAAATTTAGAAACAATTGGAAATCTTTAACTAAACAGTGGGATAAGTTTATCATTAAATTAAGGATATCTAGCATTGACATATTCAGTATTGAAATTGATAAAACTAGAGAATTTTATTGCCTTACTCTACTCAATTTTACAATTAAAAATAGGTAACACTCATTACGGTAATCTACATTACTATAATCCAGATGCAATAAGTGTCTGGATTTTTTGTTTTAAACATTACAGATTTAAACTTTATTAGTATATTTGTTTAAACTTAAAAAGTATAAAACATGTCAAACCAACCAGAAGAGCAAGAGTTAACTCAAGAGGAGTTAGTTGCAAGAAAAGAAGAAATGAAAGCATTTTATGATGATTCAATTCCTTACTTAAAATCTCAAGCAGAGTATGAAAAGCTTTTAACAGAAATTGATGAGGCAAGATTTAAAAGATCTACATTGAATTATCAATGGGCACAGTTTATAGCTAAGACATCTCAAGAAGCTCAGTACAATGAAGAAGGTGAAGATGAGTCAGAAACAGAAAGAGCTCCTGAACAAGAAGAAACTCCTGTAGCTGAAAGAAAACTTAAAAGATCATAAGCAATGGCAATAGTTAACCAAGTTCAGAAAAAGGTTAAGATGCCTAAATGGGATGTGGTTAAATTTCAGATCTTGACTCACTGTTATGTTAATCATATAACAGTGAGTGAGTCTGATCTCAATTGTCTTACATTACTAAGTTTTAATCAGCCAATAGAATTAACACACTTTTGTTATGATGCTTCTGCTGAAGAAGAATCTATATTTAAAAGTCCGCAAACAGTTAGAAACTGTATCAACAAGGCTGAGAAAAGTAAACTAGTAGTAAAAGATGGAAGCAACAAGAAAATGATCATGTTAAATCCAGATTTAAAAATACAAACTCAAGGTACTGTATTGTTAGATTTTAAATTTTTAGGATATGAATCCCAAGAAAGCTAATAAACTATACAAACCAGTAGCTGAAGAATTACAAGTAGATGAATCACTTGTTGAGGATTTAGTTGAGTTTATGTATAAAAATGTAAGACAAAACTTAACCGGTTTAACCTACCCTAGAATAAATCTAGAAGGTTTAGGTCATTTTACAGCAAGACCTTTTTCAGTAAGAAGAGGTATTGAAAGGGCTCAGAAAGTATTATTAAATCATGACACTTCTACTTTTAGTGCTTATCACAACAAGAAACAGTTAGATGTAAAAGTCAAAGCACTAATTAAACTAGAAGAAATGATTAATGCTGAAGAAGAAAGAAAACAACAATTTAAAACCAAAAAGAATGAAACCAACAATTAAAGAAATTTGGAAAAACAGAACTCAGATAATGGAAGGAATAAAGAATTCTGTAATAAGAGATAGATTTGTTGAGGAAATAGCTGCAGCTAGAATGGAGCACTGTAATGCATGTGTAAGAAAAGATATTAAAGGTGACTCATGTGCACTAACAGGAACACAACCATGTTGTCAATTATGTGGTTGTTCATTAAAATTTAAAGTTAGATCTCTTTCATCAGACTGTCCAGACCTAAGATGGAAAGCAGTAATATCTGAAGAAGATGAGGATAAACTAGATAATCTTAAATAAAATGTCAAAATCATTTATCCAACCAATAGGACTTGCGGATGGTATAACATCTAGTATTATCACCAGTAATAATAGTGGTACTGCTAGTTTTTCCCAAGTTCATACAATTCCTATACAAATTACAGATGAGGCAGGAACTGAAGATATAACAGTGACACTTATAAGATCTTTAAAGAAAAATAATCTTATTATGTTTCTTAAAATACTAGTATTAGAAGGTAAGTTTACAAAAGAAGAAACTGTTAATATACTAAACATGATTGAGTCAAATGATGAAGCATCAAAAGAATTAGCAGCTACAATATTAAAAAATGAAGGTTATGAGTATATATTTTAGTGCAACAGATCACAGTTATAAAAGCTTAGAAGCGGAAGATAAAATTAATTGGACTAGTGTGACAACTTTAGTTTCTCATTTTAAAAAACCTTTTGATGCTAAATCTATTGCTGTAAAAGTTTCTAAGAATAAGAGATCAAAGTGGTATGGTATTGATCCAAAGAAAATACAAGAGATTTGGGAATCTGAATCTGAAAGAGCTGTTACAATGGGAACTTATTACCACAACCAGAGAGAAGCGGATCTTTGTGCATTATCATCACTTGAGGTTGAAGGGAAGAACATACCAATTTTCATTCCTAATGAAACAACAGAAAGTGGTATAAAACTTGCACCTAGTCAAAAACTAGAAGAGGGTGTATATCCAGAACATATGGTATATCTTAAGTCTGCAGGTATATGTGGCCAATCAGATTTAGTTGAAGTAGTAAATGGTAAAATAAACATCATTGACTACAAGACAAACAAAGAGATCAAGAAAGAATCTTTTGTAAACTGGGAAGGAGCTTCTGATAAATTACAAGCACCATTGGATAACTTGGATGATTGTAACTTTAATCACTATGCTATACAACTTAGCATATACATGTACATAATGCTCAAGCATAATCCTAAATTAAAACCAGGAAAGATGTTTATTCATCATGTTGTATTTGAAGTTGAGTCTGAGGATGAGTATGGATATCCTGTAATTAAACTTGATCATAATGGAGATCCTGTAATAAAAGAAGTAATTCCCATGGCAATTCCGTATCTTGTAGATGAGGTTAATGCTTTGATGCATTATATCAAAGACAATAAAATTGTAATTAAAAAGAAATAGCATGTTAGTAAAACTATTTGATGTACAAAATGGTGTAGTAATTCCAACAGAGCATTGCTACACTCTTAAAGCTTTAAAAGATATCATGGATAACTATCCTGATGATCACTTAAAGATCTATCAGTATTTGTTTTATATGACATGTCCTAATCCGGATATGAATCCATTTTTTAATACACCTGACATAGATAAGGAAGCTTTAATTCTACAAGAGATAGAAGCAGAGTTTTCTACTGAAGATGATGATATAGGTATTGCATTATTATTCTGTCAAAGAATGTATGAAACACCTACATCCAGAGCCTATAAAGGTATGTCTTCAATGTTAGATAGATTAGCCAGATATATGGAAACAACTCCTATTACAGCAGGTAGAGACGGTAACATCAATTCACTTGTTGCTGCAGCTAAAAACTTTGATCAGATTAGAGCATCATTTAAAGGAGTTTACAAAGACTTACAAGAAGAACAATCCAGCAAAGTGCGCGGAGGAATTGGATTGGGGTACGATCAATAACTAACTGATAATGAGAGAAATATATCAAGACATACCCACTTGGGATAATGGAGTTTGGACAACAACAGACTTTGATTCAAGAGAAGCTTTTGCAGATTTTTTAATAACTAATGTTTTTAAAGAACCTGGTAAGTATGAATTTAATGAAACTACTACAAAGCTATTTACACAAGAATCAACAAAGTTTAATAAAGACAAAGTATTCTGTGTTGCTCCATTCAAATCTAAAGATTTTATAACCTATTGGGATGATCAGAAAGCAAAATGCCGAAGAGGTCTTTTAATAAAAGACAAAGGCAAAGTCTGGTATATGACAAGAGACTACTATATGTGGTTGAATTTCTTACCTATCTTCAACAAAGAGATTCAGAAATTTGGTTTTGCTGATATCAGGGATGCTCAGTATCACATGGCCTTATATGAGATAATAGCAGAGTTAACTTACAAGCATGTTGCTATACTTAAAAAAAGACAGATTGCTTCTTCATACTATCACATGGCTAAGTTAATTAATCAGCAATGGTTTGAAGAAGGGGTTACTCTTAAGATTGGTGCAAGTCTTAAAGACTACATCAATGAAAAAGGATCCTGGAAGTTTTTGCAAGAGTACGCGGCTTTTCTTAATGAACATACTGCATGGTATAGACCAATGTCACCGGACAAGGTTATGATGTGGCAACAGAAGATTGAGGTAAGAAGAGGAGATAGAAAAACAGAAGTTGGTCTTAAAGGTACTATCCAAGGTATGTCATTTGAAAAAGATCCGACAAATGGTGTAGGGGGTCCGGTTAAATACTTCTTTCATGAGGAGGCCGGGATTGCTCCAAGGATGGATAGTACATATGAGTATATGCGTCCAGCCATGAGATCTGGTTTAACTACTACCGGTGTATTTATAGCAGCAGGATCTGTAGGGGATTTATCTCAGTGTGAACCATTGAGAAAAATGATTATGTACCCAACAGAGAATGACATATGCGCTGTAGAAACAGACTTACTAGATAATAAAGGTTCTGTAGGAAGATCTGGATTATTCATTCCTGAACAATGGTCTATGCCTCCATACATTGATAACTTTGGTAATTCACAAGTACAAGAAGCACTAGAAGCACTAGATGATCAGTTTGAAAAATGGAAAAAAGAACTTGCTCCAGAAACATATCAGTTGAGGATTTCTCAGCATCCAAGAAACATTGAAGAAGCTTTTGCTAACAGAACTATATCTAAGTTCCCAATGCATCTTGTAACTGCGCAACAAAGAAGAATTGAAGATAAAGAATATGCATATGAATTCTTAGAATTAGGTAGAGATGCTAATGGAAAAATTCTTCCAGAACACAGTAACAGAAGACCAATTACAGAATTCCCAATTACAAAAAATACAGAAGATAAAACAGGTGTTCTTGTAGTATGGGAAAGACCTGTAGAGAATCCAAGCTTTGGAATGTATTATGCTTCTATTGACCCCGTGGCAGAAGGTAAAACAACTACCTCAGAATCATTATGTTCTATATACATAATGAAAGCACCGGTAGAAGTAACAAAAGTAACAGGTACTGAAACAGAAACATATATTGAGCCAGATAAAATTGTAGCTGCATGGTGTGGAAGGTTTGATGATATTAACAAAACACACCAAAGACTGGAGACAATTATTGAGTGGTATAATGCCTGGACGGTAATTGAGAATAACATCTCATTGTTTATTCAGTATATGATCTCAAGAAAGAAACAAAAATATCTGGTACCAAAAAGTCAGATCATGTTCTTAAAAGACTTGGGTTCTAATAACTCAGTATATCAAGAATACGGTTGGAAGAATACAGGAACTTTATTCAAGAATCACTTATTAAGTTATGCAATAGAATACACCAAAGAAGAGTTGGATGTTGAAACCAAATCAGATGGTACTATTGTTAGAACAAAATATGGTATTGAAAGAATACCAGACATCATGTTACTCAAAGAAATGGCTGCTTACTCAGATGGAGTCAATGTGGATAGACTTGTTGCCTTTTGTGCAATGGTTGCTTTCATGAGAATCCAGCAAGCTAATAGAGGTTATGCTAAAAGAGTTATAATGGATGATATGGCTAAAAACTTGCAAAAGTCAGAAAATTTGTATAAATTAAATAATAGTCCTTTCCGTCATTTGGGTAGGACTGCAGGTAGTTCATCAGGAGGCCAAAATGTAAAAAGATCTCCATTTAAAAATATAAGATAGTTATGCCTTATTTATACAGACATATTAGATTGGATACTAATTTACCATTTTATATTGGTATAGGTTCTGAATTAAATTTTGGTAGAGCTTATGATAAAACAGAAAGAAGTAAGCACTGGAAGAACATTACAAATAAAACTGCTTATAAAATTGAAATAGTATTTGATGATTTAACTTGGGAAGAAGCTTGTCAAAAAGAAATAGAATTTATAAATCTTTATGGAAGACTTGATTTAAGTACAGGGAGTTTGTGTAACTTTACTAATGGTGGTGAAGGCGCTTTTGGTAGAAAGGTGTCTGAAGAAACAAGGCTCAAGATATCAAAAAGTGTTTCTGGAAAAAATCATGGTATGTATGGTAAAACACATACACCAGAAGCAATAAATAAAATAATAAACACAGCTAGTAAAAAAGTATTAGATGTAGTTAATAATATTGAATATAACTCAATAAAAGAAGCAGCACTTGCTAATGATATTAGACCGAATACATTGACAAGAAAACTATCAGGAATAAGAAATAATAATACTAATTTTATATTAATATAACATGCAAGTTTATAACGCTTTAGATTTAAAAAATGGTAAAAAAACTAAACATAATAGGATGGGATCAATCACCCAGCCTCTTCAGTTTATACCCCGTGTAGAAAAGGATGAAGAGTGGGCTGCATGGTGTCTTGATTGGCTTGAATGGAATGGTTTAAAACAGATCCGTAGAAATGCCCGCAGGCTTATGAAAAACTATAAGCTAGCTAAAGGTATTATAGACAAGTCAGATTATATTGTTGAAGAAAACAATGAAATGAAAGATATTGTTGATGTATTAACAAAAGAAGACTGGTCTGCTTTAGAATTAAAGTTCTATCCTATCATCCCAAATGTTATTAATGTTCTAGTAGCTGAATTTGCAAAAAGAAATACTAAGCTTTCCTACAGAGCAGTTGATGAGTTCTCCTACAATGATATGATGGAGCAAAAAAGAAAGATGGTTGAAGAAACATTGATGAGTGATGCAAAAATGCAAATTCAATCAGCAATGTTAGAACAAGGATTAGATCCAGAATCTCAAGAAGCTCAGCAACAACTTGCACCTGAAAATTTAAAATCATTACCTGAGATAGAAAGTTTCTTTAAGAAAGATTACAGATCAATGATAGAACAATGGGCTTTACATCAACATAAAGTTGATACAGAAAGATTCCATATGGATGAGCTTGAAGAAAGAGGGTTCCGTGATATGTTGATTACAGATAGAGAGTTCTGGCATATGAGAATGATGGAGGATGATTATGAAGTTGAGCTTTGGAATCCTCCTGTTACTTTCTACCACAAATCTCCAGATGCAAGATACATTTCTCAAGGTAACTGGGTTGGTAAAGTGGATATGCTCACTGTAGCTGATGTTATTGATAAATACGGTTACATGTTGACAGAAGAACAGCATGAAGGATTAGAAGCAATTTATCCTATTAGATCTGCAGGTTATACAATAGGTGGTCAAAATGATGGTACATTCTATGATGCAACTAAATCTCATGAATGGAATACTAACATGCCTTCATTAGCATACAGACAATATACATCAATGATGGCTGGGTCAGTATATGATGGTGGTGATATTGTTAATCAAATTCTTTCTGAAGGTGAAGATTACTATGATCAAGGTACAGCTTACTTACTAAGAGTAACTACAGGTTATTGGAAGTCTCAAAGAAAAATTGGGCATCTTACAAAAATTGGAGACAATGGTGAAGTTATTAATGAAATAGTAACTGAGGATTATAAGATTACAGATAAAGCAATCTATGATACAAGATTGTTTAAGAATAGAACAAAAGATAACTTGCTTTATGGAGAACATATTGATTGGATTTGGATCAATGAAGTTTGGGGTGGTGTAAAAATTGGACCAAACATTCCTTCATTCTGGGGTATGAATAATCCTGGTGGATTCTCTCCAATTTACATTGGTGTAGATAAGAACCATATTGGACCGTTAAGATTCCAATTCAAAGGAGATAATAGTTTGTATGGTTGTAAGCTTCCTGTAGAAGGAGCAGTGTTCTCTGATAGAAATACTAAGTCAACTGCATTGTTAGATTTAATGAAGCCATACCAGATTGGATACAACATTGTAAACAATCAGATAGCTGATATACTAGTTGATGAGTTAGGAACAGTAATTCTACTTGATCAAAACTCACTACCAAGACACTCAATGGGTGAGGACTGGGGTAAAAACAATTTATCTAAAGCATATGTGGCAATGAAGAATTTCCAGATGCTACCTCTAGATACCTCAATAAGCAATACAGAAAACCCTCTTAACTTTCAGCATTTTCAAAAACTAGATCTTTCACAAACAGAAAGGTTAATGTCAAGAATCAAATTAGCTGAGCACTTTAAACAACAAGCATATGAGGTTATAGGTATCAATCCTCAAAGATTAGGGCAAGAGTTGACACAAACTACTGCTACAGGTGTAGAACAAGCTAAGAGCGCATCTTATGCACAAACTGAGATGTTCTTCATGCAGCACTGTGATTACTTAATGCCGAGAGTACACCAGATGAGAACTGACTTAGCACAGTACTATAACTCAACTAAACCATCTGCAAGACTAACATATATGACTTCAGCAGATGAAAAAGTTAACTTTGAAATCAATGGTACTGATTTATTAATGAGAGATCTTAATATCTTTTGTAGTACAAATGCTAATAATAGAGCTATCTTAGAGCAATTAAAACAAATGGCTTTAACAAATAATACTACTGGTGCTACCATATTTGACTTAGGTAAGATTGTTCAGTCTGATACTGTTTCTGAAGTTACAGGAATATTGAAATCAGCTGAAGAAAAAATGAATAAGCAAAAACAAGAAGAACAACAACATCAGCAAGAAATGCAGCAACAACAAATTGAGTCTCAAGAGAAGCAAAAGAAAATGGAGCTTGATGCAACTGAACTTAGAGAAGAGAAGAATAGACAAAGAGATATTCTTGTTGCTGAAATACGTGCAGCTGGTATGGGTGCTATGACTGATATCAATGAGAATAAGCAATCAGATTACTTAGATGCTATGAAAGAGATCAGATCAACTCAGGAGTTCCAGGATCAGACTAATTTACAAAGAGAAAAAGAAACAAACAGAATGAATGCTGAATCTACAAAAGCTCAAATTGAGAGAGAAAAAATACAAGCACAGAAAGAAATTGCAGATAAACAGTTAATGATTGCACAAGAAAACAAAAATAGATTTGATAAATCTAAGGGTAAAGAATAAGCCCTTAGCTATATAATGTGAAAAATTTTATTTGGCACTTTAAATTTATCAAGTTTAATTAGTATATTAAATTATAAACCAAAACCAACAAAGATGACAGATGAAACAAAAAACCTCAATGAGGATGTTCAAGAATCTACAGCGGTAGGACAAGTGGATATAAACATTGATGAGCTTTTTGGTAATCCAGGTGCAGAAAGCATCATGCTTCCTGAAGATGGAGAACCAGAAAAACCAAAAGGTATATTCTCAAAGGAGAATATAGACACTTCGTTCCTTGACAACAATCCTCTTAGTTCTGCTGAAAGAAAAGAAAAAGAAGAAGCAAAAGCAGAGACTGAAGAAACAATTGCTGAACTTGACAATCTTATTACACAAGTAGAAGAAGGTAATGGAAAAGGCAGAGCTAAAATTGATAAGAGTGGTCTTTTTGATTTAGCACAGAAAATGATTGAAGAAGGTTCTTTAATCCCATTTGATGATGACAAACCATTAGATGAGTATAGTACTAAAGACTTCAGAGAATTATTTGAGGCTAACTTCCAAGAAAGAGAAAACAAAATTAAAGAAGAGACTCCAAAAGAATTCTTTAATTCACTTCCAGAAGAACTTCAAATTGCAGCTAAGTATGTAGCAGATGGTGGACAAGACTTGAAAGGTCTTTTCAGATCATTAGCACATGTAGAAGAAATTGTGCAATTAGATCCTAGCAATGAAGCAGATCAAGAAGAAATTGCTAGACAATATCTTTGGGCTACTAACTTTGGTACAGCTGAAGAAATTGAATCTGAGATTCAAGATTGGGCTGACATGAATAAATTAGAACAAAAAGCTAATCAGTTCAAACCTAAGTTAGACAGAATGCAAGAAGAAATTATTGCAAGACAGTTAGCTGAACAAGAGCATAAGAAAGAGCAGCAACAAAAGCAAGCAAAAGCATATACTGATAATGTATATAATACACTTGCTACTGGTGAACTTGGCGGATTAAAGCTTGATAAGAAAATTCAAAGCATGCTTTATTCAGGATTGGTTCAACCAAACTATCCTTCCATCTCTGGAAAACAAACTAATTTACTTGGACACTTGTTGGAAAAGTATCAGTTTGTTGAACCAAACCATGGATTGATTGCTGAAGCTCTTTGGTTACTTCAAGATCCAGAAGGATACAGAGGTAAGGTAAGGGAGCAAGGTTCTAAAGAAACTGTAGAAAAAACAGTAAGAACTTTGAAAACAGAAGAATCTAGAAAATTATCTAGCTCTTCTACAAACACAGGTTCATTAGAAGAAAATAGACCTTCTGCTAATAAACCAAAAACAATATCCAGACAGAATACTAACATATTCAGAAGGACTTTTTAATTAGTAACTAATAAATAAAATAAATAAATGAGTACTCCAGTTTTAAACAATGGTATATTCCTGCGTGATACTGCATACAATGCAAGCTCACATGTGGATTCATACCACTTAGTAAACATGTTAAAGGATGCGCAACCAATGGATTTAGGTCCAGTTGACTTATGGGCTATGGCTCAAAAAGTTGAGATGCCACTTTATCAAATGTCTTCTTTCGGTGGAAAGAATGTAATCATGGTTGACAATGCACGTGGTGAGTATAGATGGCAAACTCCGGTTTCTATTGACCTTCCATATGTAATTGAAGACATTGAACCAGACAATGAATTCAAAGGAATTGAAGGTTCAACATTCCGTATCAAATTGAACAGACGTGAGTTTGGACATGGTGATATCATCACTTATGACAAATACAACGGTGTTGAGATGTACATTACTGCTGAAGATATCCTTCCAATTGGTGATGGTTTCATCTACACAGTTCAATTAGTGAACAATGACAATTTCAAATTCTTGGATAACAAGTATTTGTCTAATGGTACAAAAGTATTCCGTAAAGGTTCTGCACGTGGTGAATACGGAGAAAGATTCTCTGATATCCAAACAAGAGCAGGTTTCCGTGAATTCTACAACTTTGTAGGAGGTGCTGAAGCTCACGTACATTATTCTATCTCTTCTAGAGCAGACTTGATGATCAAAGGAGGAATGAATGCAGATGGAACAGTTCCTGTAACTGAAATCTGGAGAACATTTGATTCTAACTTAAATGATCCATCTATTGCTAACTTAGATGACATGGTTAAGAAATTAGGTAAAGACAAAGTTAAAAAAGCTTTTGACAATGGTGATTTATCTAGAACATTCTTAACTACAATGGAATCTGCTCACTTGTCTAAAATTGCTACAGATATTGAGACTTACTTAATGTGGGGTCAAGGTGGTAAAGTTAAACAAGATGGTCCAGATGATTTAAGATTGTCAGTGGGTCTTTGGAAACAGTTGGATAACTCTTTCAAAAGAATCTACAACAAAAATAACTTTACATTGGATTTATTCCGTGGAGAGATCTACAACTTCTTCAATGGTAAAGTTGAGTTCCAAGGTCCAGATCCAAAACGCTCTCTAGTTGTACAAACTGGTATGGGTGGTATGAGAATGGTAAATGAGGCTATCAAACGTGAGGCAGTATCTTCAGGTTTATTGATCCAAGCTGCTGACATCGGTGCTATCACTGGTAAAGGTATGGACTTAAACTTTGGATTTGCATACACTTCATATGTTATCCCATTCTTGGCTAACGTGAAATTTGTATTGAATCCTGCATTTGACAATGTTCATACAAATGATATTGAGAACCCAATCATTGATGGTTTCCCATTATCTTCTTATTCATTCATTATCTTTGATATCACTGATAATACTAATGATAACATCTTCTTATTGAAATTATCTTGGGATAATCAATTGAAATGGTGGTATCAAAATGGTACAATGGATTACATGGGTAGAACTCAAGGGTTCCAATCTTCAGGTCAATTCAATGGATACCGTGTAATGATGTCTCAAACAATGCCTGCTATTTGGGTTAAGGATCCGACTAAGGTATTAAAGATTGTAATGAGAAACCCTATTACAGGAGGAAGTTTTTAAGCAATCTGGGTAAATAATTACCTTGTTTATTTGGATAATAAACTAGAGTCTGTATATTTGTAATATGAAAAAATTACAGATAGCAGACTCTAGAATCCAAATAGCTTTAGAAAGATATTTACAAGGTTCTACATTAACACAAGTAAGTTCTGAGTTAAAAGTTGACAGAAATGTTTTAGCTAGAATTTTTAAAGAGCATGATTTACTAAAGAGTAGATCTGAACTAATAAGAAAAGGTAAAAGTGGTAAAGAAGTTAAAGATGATGCTTTAGATATTCTTACACCAGAAGCTTTGTATTGGATAGGTTTTTTATATGCTGATGGTCATATAGAAAAAGGAAGACCTAGAATAAGTCTCACATTACAAAAAGATGATCATGAACATTTAGTTAAGTTCAGTGATTTTTTTGGGTGTACAATAAGAGAAGTAAAAGGTTCTGGAAAATATAAAGATGTTACATATATTAGATGTGCTTTTAGCTCACAAAAAATATATGACAAATTAAAGTTCTTTGATTTTACAAATAATAAAACATTGAGTATAACACCTCATAATCTTTTAACAGGTTCAAAAGATTTTTGGAGAGGTTTGGTAGATGGTGATGGTTCTATATATTATCCTAATGATAAAAGGGCTGATGGTAAGTATAATGGGTTAAGATTGGATTTGTATGGTACAGAACATACTTTAGACTCTTTTTTAATTTATTTACTTGCTAACTCTATACAAACTAAAACTGTTCCTAAAAAAAGAAAAAATGCTAATGTTTATCAAGTAACTATTTCAGATGTTACATGTAAAGCTATTAAATTATTGTATCAAGATGCAACTATCTATTTAGATAGAAAATATAACACTTATCTGGAGATGTGCCAGAATAATTAATTAAATTTACACAAACCAAAAACCAACAAAACAATGGATAATTTCACAATGGTTGAGACTGGAAAAGGCTCAATTAAAAAAACAGCTATTGCTGTAAGACCTTTCTTTGACAATTCTTCTTCTAACATGGGTTTAGAAGATTATGGGATGAGTCTATTTGATGGGGTAACACACTCTGAACAAATTGCTTGTTTAGACAATAATGGTGTAGTAAGATACCTTACTGGACTGAATGAATTTGCACCGGAAATTAAACTTCTTAATGAAGAAGATAGAGCTGCAAAGGTAAGAGAGATAAGAAGTGCTGTAGCTGAGTTAGAAAAAGAATTAGCTGCAAATGTAATTGATATTGAAGATCCAATGTTTTGGAATCAAGTAAAATTACTACAACCAAACAATAAAGATTTTTGGAATAAGATTTCCATTTCTTGTGGTAATGAACCTTTGTTCTTAGACCCAAGAGATCCTTATGATAGAATCAAACTTTATGCAATTGAAGCAGGAGGATTTTCTCTTGTATCAAAAAGTTTTGATGATGCTAGATCCAAAGCTGTTCCACCTAAGTTTTACTTAGATAAAGAAGAAGAAACAGTAATGGTAAGAACTGAATACAAAAAGCTGCGTAATAAAGCACTTGCTGAACTTCAGAAATTATTTGACAAAAACAGTACTAAGTTGTTTTACATTGCTAAGGTGGTGGATATCAACAGTACACAATATAGAAAATCAACTCCTAATGATGTGATCTATGAAAACATGGATGTATTCATCAACGGTTTAGGAGGAGAAAGTAACAAAGAAAGAGCAGCTAAATCATTTATGGATGTAGCTAATCTAGATATGGAAACACTAAAAATTAAATCAATTGTTAGAGATTCCGTATTTTTTAAGTATATTATAAATAAGGCAGATGGATACATCTATCACACTAAGTCAGGTGCTATGCTTGGAAGAAATGTGTCTGATGTAGTTGAGCATATGAAGAATCCTTTAAATGAGGATATCTTAAAAGACTTAAATGCTGCTTGTGAAAAGTATTGGAACTCTTAAACTAAAAATAAAATGGCAAATTACACAACTGGGAAAATGAATAACCCAAATGCAAAAGTTTCCGCTTCTAAAGTTGCTGGAAGTAAAGGTGTTAAATCTGGAGTTAATCCAAAAGCATCTGCACAAAAAGTAGCAAAAGGAAAAGTAGGTGGAATATCTAAAGCTCCTAAAACAGCATCTCCTACTAAGTAGGGGATGTTTTAATTTTTATTTTAATATTATGGCAAAGAAAGTAAGAGAAGAAGTTAAAGATGAAACAGTAAAGAAAGTTTCAACTGCTAAAAAAGCATCAGTAAGAAAACCTAGAGTTAAGAAAGCTAAACCTGTTATAGTTAAAGAAGAGGTTGAACAAGAAGTATTAGCAATAGTTGAAAATGCTACATATGAAGCAACTAAAATTATTTCTGAACACAAAGAATTAGTTGAAGAAAAAGCTGAGGAGATTAAAGAAATAGTAATTGAATCAATATCAACAGCTACTAAAATTAAATCTTTTTTCAAAAACTTATTTAAGAAAAAATAATAATGGCAAAGCAAATGCTAAAAAGAAAAGACGGTAGTGTTTCCCAGAGAGGTCTCTGGGATAACATCCGTGATGCTAAAGGTTCTGGAAAGAAGCCTACAGCAGCAATGTTGAAACAAGAGAAAAAGATTAAAGCACAAACAAAAAAGAAATAGTCATGGCAGCTAAAGTAAAAGTTACTGCAGGTGGTGAAAAACATGTGGTATATAAAAAGACTACACAAAAAGGTGAGGGAAAGGTTGGTAATATAATGGTTAACCATCCTACCAAAGATAAAGGTCAGTGGGATACAATAGATCTTACTGCAAAAGGAAGAGCAAAAACAGTAGCTCAGGGTGTAGCAGCTACAAAGAAATGGCATAAAGATAATCCTGATTACAACTATCAGGGAAAAGGTTTATCTAAAATGAAAACTGGTGGCTCTACGGCAGCTTGGACAAGATCAGAAGGTAAAAATAAGACAGGTGGTCTTAATGCTAAAGGAGTTGCTTCTTACAGAAAAGAAAATCCAGGAAGCAAATTAAAAATGGCTGTTACTACTAAGCCATCAAAGCTTGATCCAGATAGTAAAGATGCTAAGAGAAGAAAAAGCTTTTGTGCTAGAATGTCAGGAGTTGATGGACCTATGAAAGATGAGAAGGGAAGACCTACAAGAAAAGCATTAGCTTTAAGAAAATGGAATTGTTAAAACTTATATAATATGGCAAAGTGTATGAAATGTGGTGGAGCTAAGATGCAATCTGGTGGAGCTACAAAAGGTGGTAGTAATGCAAAAATGGGAATCTTTGGTATTCCTAATGCAGGAGGTACAGGACCTGAAACAATGAAAAAAGGTGGTTCTAAAGTAACTGCTGTTAAACATTCATGCCCTCCAGGTACAGTTAGATCTGCTACAGGCGGATGTGTATCTGAAAGACCAAGCTTTAAAAAAGGTGGTTCTGCATTTGGTATGCTATCTGTTAAAGCTGGTGTAGATAAAAATCCTAAAGCTACTGCAGCAGATAGAATAGCTGGTGCTAAAATGAGCAAAAAGAAAATGGGTGGTGCAACTAAAAAGAAGTGCTAATCATGGTTGAGAAAAAAGATAAGAATTGGATTCAAAAAGCTACAGCTGATATTAAGAAAAGGGGTACAAAAGGTAAATGTACCCCTATAACTAAACCTGGTTGTACAGGTAAAGCTAAACAGTTAGCTAAGACATTTAAAGCAATGGCAAAAAAGAAATAAGATATGTTGAATAGTGCAATTGAAGTAAAAGTTAAACAACGTCTCAATAAATTGGACAGTCAAGATTATGACAACTTACAATGTTGGCAGATTGTTGAGGCATTTAATAAAGCTCAGGTAGAATGGGTAAGAAGACAATTGCATGGTATTAACTTGGTTAAAGAAGGAGATGAGCAATCTACAAGAAGAAAAGATGATCTTCAAGTATTACTTTCTCCACTTACTTTGAATCCTTTAAAAAGAGAATCTTATTTCCAATGTAATATTCCAGGTGATTATTTACAATGGAAAAGGATAGATACTTTTGCAAAAAAGGATTGTTGTGATAAAAGAAGAATGGCTGTATATCTTGCAGAAGAAGGTAACCTTACTCAACTTCTGAGAGATAAATCTAAACAACCAAGCTTTGAGTGGGGAGAAACATTTGCAACATTAATAAACAATACAATTCATATTTATACTAATGATGAATTTGATGTTGAAAGTGCTTCACTTGTTTATTACAGACAACCAAGAAAAGTACAATTTTTAAATTGTTCTGATCCTTATACAGGAGTTGCATCAACAGCTGATATTGAGTGTGAGTTGAAAGATGATATAATTGAATTAATAATTGATGAAGCAGTTTCATTACTAGCTGGAGATATTGAATCAGGAAACCAATTCTCTAGAGGTACTCAAGGTGCTGAACGTAACAACTAAAAATAATGGAACCAAGAATGTTAAAAAGAAATCCTGGAACAAGTAAGCCAGCAGCAAGTTACCCTACTGTAGGAGCAGGTGCATCAGTAGATACTATGACCGCAGCTTGTGTAAGTGAATTAATGAATGCTGCAACTAGTATTCATAAGCTACACTTAAAGATTACAGGAGCAGGCTCCTATGCAGCTCACAAAGCATTAAATGAATTGTATGATGCTTTACCTGGACACGCTGATGATTTAGCAGAAGGTTACCAAGGAGCAAGTGAGAAACTATTATCATACAGTGAGTTATCACCAAGAGTATTAAACAGTGTAGATGATGCATTGAAATACATCCGTGAGATTTGTGATATGGTTTGTGGATTACAAGATAAGATGCCATATTCAGAAATTGTAAATGATCTTGATACAATTAAGTCTACACTTAATTCAACCAAGTACAAGTTACTTTTCCTTAAATAATTTTGATATTATAAAATCTTTTACTATATTATATAGTATTTATTTATTAACTAAAACAAAAACAAAATGAGTTATTTTAATCATGCCTTTCAAAAAGCCTTTGTTGGTGTAAATGCTGCAGCTCCAATGGGGCAAGGTTACACGGACTTAAATCAAGGTGTATTGGGAACTACAGGAAACATTTTGGCTACAGGTCAATTTGCTTTTGTAAACCCTAAAGATTGGAAAATCCAATCTACTTCTTATTCTGGTCAAGCATGTTGCCCATTAATTTTGGCTGCTGGATCATTATATGCAAAAGACAAAATTGGACCTTTCCACGGAGGATACAAAGAGTCTAACAAGTCTAAAGAAATTAATCCTAAGTATGTAAGCAAATTTTATTTTGCTCCTGCTTGTGCTCCATCAAACAATGTTATCCATGTTGGATATACTCCATACACTGATGACCAAGTATTAACACTTACTATTAGTAACACTGGTGCAAACATCGTTGATGGTGTTTACAATGATGTTGCTTTCTCTGGTGGTGCTGGTGCAGGATTCATTGCTAAAATTACTGTTGTTGGTGGAGTTGCTACTGTAGTAGAAATTGCTAACGGTGGTACAGGTTACTTAGCATCTGATACATTAACTTCAATTGCTGGTCAATTATTATCTAATGGATCTCCTGTTACACAAGTTCAATTAACTGTTGCTACAGCTGGTGCTAAAGATGGTTGTAAAAAAGATTTCTTATGTGGTGAAACTTATAACTTACGTTTAGATGTTAAAGGTTCTCCTGCATTAAGATTCTTAAATCACAATGCTTACTTGACATTAACTGCTAACACAGGATGTTGTCCAGAAGGAACAATTGTTCCAACTGCAGTAGATGCTACTGAAGTATATATTAAATGGGCTCAACAAATTATTGACTCTCCATTAATTGCTCCATTTGTTTATCCAGTAGTTACTGCTGAGAATAATACATTATGGTACAAACCAGGAACTGATACTTCTTCTTTAAATGCTCCAAATGGTTATTCAATTGGTGGTACTTGGGATAAATATGTATCTCCAGGACATTCAAATGGTGATTACGCAGGTATGACATTGTTTGGTGCATATGTTGATACTAAATTTGGTGATTGTACTTTCCAAGTTTCTGACTTCTATGAAAAAGAGCCAGTAAGATTGTATGCTTCTGAAGTTGATTTAAATGGTGACCCATGCGCATTCCAAGGATTGTGTGTAGTTACTGAGTGTCAAGGAAGACAAGCAAACGGTTTAGGTGAAACAGTTCTTAGAGATGTAATTCTTTCTGAGCGTTACAGTCAAAACTTCTTCCATTCTGACTTCCGTATCCGTGAGATCACTCAAGGAAACCAAGTTTTGAATGCAATTGACAGATCTGCTTCTTATAACAGATTCTACATCCAACACCATGTTCCACGTTTCAACAATGCATCCAGTACTTTTGACAATGATCAATACTTATTAGAAGTTATTGTTGCATCTGATGTTACTCCAACAGATGGTGGACAAGGACAATTATTTGCAGAATTTGTAAATGACTGGTTAAACGGTTGTGGTGGTAACTGTGGTGATTTAGAAACTTTTGATTGTGGTACAAACTGTACTCCAGTTATTGAGATTCCAGAAACAGTTTAATAACAAAATCTAATAACTTTAAAGGAGAGTGAGAGTTTCAAACTCTTCTCTCCTTTTTTATTTTAAGGACTTATGGCAAATCATATATTAAGTTTAGATATACCTACAATAACAAATACATGTGTGATGAAAATATTTGATACAAGTGTGTATCAAACTACATCACCTAATATTCCTATTGTATGTCCTACACTAACAATTACAGTTCCTGGATTCAGTTATTCAACTGAAATCATAGGAGATGCAATGATTAATTTTGTTGAATCTGGGCACATTAATATTACAGCATGTGATCTTGGTTTACAAAAAGAAAATTGTGGTACACAATTAGCAAACATACCTGATGGTATTTATGCAATTAAATACAGTGTTTCACCAAATAATCTAGTATTTGCTGAGTATAATTATTTAAGAATTTCTCAAGCATTAAATAAATATTATAAAGTATTGTGTGGTATTGATTTAGCAGCATGTGATCCTCCAGCAAAGATTAAAGAAAAGTTAGAGAAGCTTAGGTTGATAAAAATGTATCTAGAATCTGCTAAGTCAAAAGTAGAATTTTGTCATGAACCACAAAAAGGAATGAGTTTATATAACTATGCTTTAAAACTTTTGAATAAATTTGAGTGTAATAATTGTTAAACTTAAAAACCAACCAAAATGAATTGTAATAATTGTAATGCAAGATTGTCTTGTGGATGTCAAAAGAAAACAGCAAGTGATGGAAAATCATGTTGTGCAAACTGTTTAGCTAGTTATGAAAATAACTTAAAAAGCAGAAGACCTATTGTTCCAGCAACATCAGCGGATACAGTGAATAAAAATGTTTGGGGTGCTGATAAATACACAGCAAATAAATAAATATTGAAATATGAGTGAATATGAAAATCTAGTTGGACCAGTAGGTAATCAGTGGTATATTTTATACCCTTGTTATAATTCTCAGCAACCTATAGTTTTTACACAGGTGGCAGCATTTGCACCATATGTAAATAATTCAGTTGAGGTATATGTTGATGATAGAGGATCTAGTTACTTAGGTTGCTTTACTGTAAAATTATTTTTAAGTACACCTCCATCATTTGCTTCAGTATATAATAATATTTATATAACGTCACAAGAATGTGGATATTGTGAATCTGCATGTATTGCTGTAGGTGGTGGAAATGGTAATGTAACATATATTAACTATGATGATGTAGAAGTTACTACATCTTTACCAGCTAAAATATGTACTAAGTCAGAACCATTTACTACAATAGCTTCTCCAGTAATAACTGAGATTAGTTCATATTGTTCATCAGAAGAGGCTTGTGATATTTCATGCTATGTATTAACAAACTGTGCTACAGGTCAAATGATTAATTCAAACAATCAAAGTTTATTTACAGCATATGCTAATAACAGTACCATATCATTAAATGAACTTGATGGTTGTTGGACAGTAGATATAGGTATTGAATGTGAATGTTTTGAAGATGTAAGTATAAATCTTATATATAGCAGTTGTGAAACATGTTTACCTGTTGTAGCTTATGTACTTACAAATTGTGAAAATGAATCATTAAAAAAATATTCTCAAGAAGACTTATTAGCATATGTTGGTAAAATAGTTTCTCTTGATTGTGGAGACTGTTGGTATCTTGAACAAATAGATTTCAAACCGCCTCAAACACAAACTTTTGTAATTGAAAATGCATATGATTCATGTGATCAATGTTCAAGAGCATACTTTGTATTATATGATTGTGCAGGTGATTTAGCACCTATTACAACATTTACAGACATGACTGCTTATGAAAATAAGATTTTAAAGTTAGCTGGTTATTCAAGTTGCTGGTCTGTACAATCTTCTCCTACTCCTGATTATGAAAATGCTGTGGGAGTATCTGTAAGTAATGAATTTGATGATTGCCCAACATGTTTAGCAGTTGCCGGATGTGCTTGTACAAAAGTTAAGAACACAAGTTCAGAAACATTAACATATACATACAAAGATTGTTCAGGTATGCAAGAATCTTTTATACTAGCTTCAGGAGCAACAAGCGTTAAGTTTTGTGTTAACCAATGGATCTTAAAACATCCTGACACAGATGTATTAAATACATATGGTGACTGTATAGAAGATCCTAACAACAGTTCTAATAAAATATGTCCAATAGACATAACTGGTAGAATGATGAAACCAGGTTATAGTACACCTAACTGTGATACTGAAAAATTTGAAAGAATTACATGTGCAACAGCAGAGGTATTATACAAACAAGTTTTACAACAAAGATATGGTATAAGTAACTGTTGTCCTGAAGATGATGAAAATTTAATACTTAAAAAAGAAGTTATTGATCTTCAATCATTGCATGATCCAAGTTTTAATTGTACTGAACCTTTGTCTTGTTGTACACCTTCACAATGTAGTTGTGGAAATTGTATAAGTCAATAATATTTTGTATATTAAACTAAGAAGTAAAGATATGAAACCAATTAATCTAGACAATAGTCCTTGCAACCCAATATCAAGTAACTGTGTTATTTGGCAAGGTCCAGATATCCCTTGTATAAAACTATGTACAGGTGATACTATTACAGATGTAGTATATGAATTAGCAAAACAATTGTGTACAATTCTAGATCAAGTTAACATTTCTACACTTGACTTATCCTGTTTAAAACTTACAACAGGAAAACCAACTGATATTAAAGCTTTACTTCAAATATTAATTGATAAAATTTGTGCATTAAATAATGTACCTGCTACACCTTCTTCACCTACTCGTGGAGCTAGTGATACCATTGTTCCAGTTGCTGCTTGTTTACAAACAAACGGTCAAACAACAATGAAATTGACTGACTATGTTCAGTTAATTGGTAACAAGATTTGTAATATATTAAATAGTATAACTAACATAAATAGTTCTATTACAAGTTTAACAACTAGAGTAACTGCATTAGAAGCTACTCCTGCTACTCCTCCTTATGTACTACCTAGTATTACACCAGATTGTACATTAGCTAATGGTTCAGTAGAAGCCGGAGTATCATACAAGTTAGATGTCATTCTTACTGCATTAGTAAATGATGATAACTATGGATACTGTGCATTAATTTCTAATGTAGGAGAACCAGAAGCTGTTAATCAAGCATATATATCACAAACAGTTGATGGTAATGATGGTTCACTATCTAATTGTTATCAAACATTAAATCAATTATTTGATGTTACATGGATCAATACTCCACAAAATTTAAGTGAAAGTTTTATTGATTTATGGTTAGTAGTTAAAGATATCAGAGATGCATATAAAAGATATAATGTAGTTTCTGGTAGTTCTAATGTTACTGTTACACCAACAACAACTCCTGGAACATGTGGTCCTGAAGTTTCATATGCTATTAGTGTTGAAGCAAGTGCAGATCCTGAAATAATTGTAGAAGATACTTCTGCAATTGACATGAGTGTTGTTAGATTAATGCCTGCTAATCAATGGCAAATAAAAGTTGCTGTTAAAGATACTGGTTGGCATTATCTTTTAGGTTTTAGTCAGTATAGTAATGAATCATATGTAGCTAGACCACAAGCAAGAAGAATAGGAAACATGATATACTTCAGAGGTGTTATTCAAATACCTATGGGTAATGCAGGAGGCGGTGCATCAGGAACTGTTAGACCTATTACTAATCCTGATATGTTTGGAAATATAGCAGAATGTCAAGTTTATGATTCCGCATTAGTAGCAGATCCGAATGCTTGTGCTATATATGAAAGTAGTGGAGGTAGTGTAACACAAATACCTGCCGGTGGCTCAAAAGCTGCTGCAATGCAAATACGTTATGCAAGAGGTGGTAATGTATTACCTCCTGAAGTTTTAACTGGTAGTGAAACAGTTGATAATACTTTTACAAATACTCCTATGATAATACATCGTGCAGTTATTTTAAGTAGTACTGGGGTATTTTTGTCAACTGTAGTTCAGTCAGCTGCAATACCTTTAGCTGGTGGTGGTTGCGGATTAGTTCTTAGTTCACTTAGAGGTAATGAAAATTTTTCAGGTACTTTTTTAGATTGGTCTTCTAAAGTAAGGATGATAGTTAGTAGAATTAAAACTGGTGAGGTTGTTCCATTATATGATAGTCAGCTTGCAAGTACAAGTAATAAAGATACCTCAAATGCTACGACAGTTGGTGCGGCTTATGCTCCCAATTTAGTTGGTAATACTTCAGGTGCAACTTGGACATTTGATTGTGATGCTGGAAATGTTTCACAACTTGGTGGTTTTAGATATAGATTAGATGGTCAGATAGCATTTTTGGCACCTTGTAATACAGGTACTTCAACATTAGCTTCTTGTTAATAAGAGTACAATATAAAAAATTAAATATATGAAACCGATTAATTTAGATAATAGCTCTTGTAATCCAATTTCAAGCAATTGTGTCATATGGCAGGGTCCTAATATTCCATGTATTAAATTATGTACAGGGGATAGTGTAACTGATGTTGTATATGCACTAGCTACAGAATTATGTACAATTATTGATCAGGTTAATATTTCAACATTGGATCTATCATGTTTAGATATTATAACAGGTACACCAACTAACATTAATCAATTACTTCAAATTTTAATTGATAAAATATGTGAGTTAAATAATGTGTCAACTACTACACCAAAACGTGGAGGAAGTTCATGTCCTACAGATTGTATAGTTCCTGTTGCTAGTTGTTTGCAAATAGATGGTCAAACAACAATGAAGTTATTAGATTATGTACAATTGATTGGTAATAAGATTTGTTTACTTTTAGATAGCATATCAACAATAAATAGTTCACTTACAGATTTAACAAATAGAGTAATAGAATTAGAATCAGTACCACCTACACCTCCTTTTGTACTTCCATCCGTTGTACCAGATTGTACATTGGCAGATGGTAGTGTTGTTGAAGGAGTATCTTATCCATTAAATATTATTCTTACCGCACTTATTAATGATGACAATCATGGATATTGTGCCTTATTAGGAGCAACAGGTCAACCATCACAAATTGAAACAGCTTATAGTACAGCACCAATAAATGGTTCAGCTATATCTTATACAAATTGTACTTTAACATTAGAGCAATATTTTGCTTCTTCTTGGTTTGATTCACCAAATAACTTAAGTCAAAGTTTTACTAACCTTTGGTTGGTTGTACAAGATTTAAGAGACTCTTATAAAAGATATGATGTAGTTGCAGGTAACTCAAATGTAACTGTAACTTCAACTACTACACCTGGTATATGTCCGGATCTAATTACTTATTCAGTAAAAGCAAAAAGTGTTTCTGTTGTTGCAGGTGCAAATGTTGAAAGTGTTACTGCAGTTGTTACAGGTGATAATACAGAATATACAATCAATGTGGTTGATCCATTACAAGGTAAATCAGGTAGAGGTATTGCTGTATTTTCAATGAGCACTGAACCAAATCAAGCAAATTTTGATGCTGATTATGCCGGTAAAGAAGGATTTACTGTTAACTTTATACCTGGAAACAATCAAATATTACCTGGTGATATTTGGATTATACCATGCACACCATAAATAAAATAAAGAATGGGAACGTATAAAGTATTTAATGGTACAGATTGGGTAAACATATGTGATTGTCAAGTTCATGTAAGAAATGCAAGTAATGACTGGCAATTACTAGACCCTGCAAATTGTGTAACAAAATATTGGACAGGTACTGAATGGTGTGAAATTATATGTACACCACTAGATCCTTGTGATTGTAGTACTGGAGAAGTTGTTATTGGAACACAAACTTGGACTTGTAGAAACTTAGATGTTGAAACATATAGAAATGGTACAGTAATACCTCAAGTAACAGATCCTACACAATGGGGAAATTTAACTACAGGTGCATGGTGCTATTATAATAATGATCCAAGTACAGAGGCTACATATGGAAAACTTTATAATTGGTTTGCAGTAAATGATTCACGTGGTCTTGCTCCTAACGGATATCATATCCCTAGTCAAACTGAATGGATTACACTACAAACTTATTTAGGAGGTGATACTGTTGCAGGAGGAAAAATGAAAGAAGTTGGAACAAGTCATTGGAATAGTCCGAATGTTGCTACAAATGACTCATGTTTTACATCATTACCAGGAGGACTTAGAGCTTTTGATGGTAGTTTTGATGGTATTCAGTACTATGCTCATTATTGGACTTCTACAGCTAATTCAGGATCTATGTCACCTACTGCTTATGAAGCACAATTAGTAAATGATAGTAGTATTTTAAATATATCTACTGCTTTTGCAACAAGAGGATATTCAGTAAGGCTTATAAAAGATTAAATAAAATTGTATAATATAAATAATTAAACATGATGGAAAATAAATGTAAAGACTGTGGATGCCAAGATTGCGGATGCAAAGATACTTTCCTACCTGTAGCACCATGCTCAGATCCAGCTATATGTCCAGCACCTCAAAAGTGTGAAGACACATTTGATTCTGCATGTGTTATATATACAGGTTTAGATCTTAAATGTGGTAACACTACTGTTGTTGCTACTAATACAAATTTACAAGATGTATTACAAGACCTTGTTGATGAAGTTTGTTCTTTAAAAGGTGATAATATGACTATTACAATCAATAGGGATGGTTATAATTTAAATGCAGTAGTATCAGGTGGTAAAACACCATATCAATATTTATGGTCAATAGCTCAAGGTCAATTTGTTGGTCATGAAATATTAAATAATGACTATATTTTACCAATTGTTTCCTTAGCTCCTATACCTGGTAATTCTTTACAGGTAGGTGGTATAAGTGGTGCTACAGGAGCTGTGTATATGTCTCATATAAGATTAGATGTTACTGATGCAAATCAAGCTAAACAAACAATATTTTATACATTAACTAATTTAGAATAAATATGCCTGTTTGTAGAAACTGTGGTGGTGGTACTAAAAAAGTTGTTTTAAACTATACACCTAAATCATATACAGTATGTCCTGATCCAGGAACTTGTTCAGAATCATACACGTGTTCTGAGATACTTGACACAGCATGTATACAATATACTGCTGGAGACATTCTTTATTGCGGTACTACTTTTAGTGTAGTAGATAATTCTGAAAGTTTAGAAAATGCATTACAAAGTGTGTTAGATTTAATATGCAGAAAATGTGAATTAAATGTAAATATCTTTGCAAATAATGAAGAAGTGGATGGTCCATCTTTATCAACAGAAATTACAAATGGTCTAGCTCCATATAGTTATCAATGGAAAATAGCACAAGGAGAATTTGTTGGTCATTTTATTTCTGGTTCTGCAACATTACCTACTTTAACATTAACATGTATTGCCGCTAATTCTATTATGACAGGTGATATAGATAAGAATATAAAAGTAACTAATGTTGAATTAACTGTAATAGATGCAAATGGATGTAAAGAAACAGTTCATTTTGTATATGCCTCAGATTGTTATTCAATGATAGTTACTGAACCTCAGCAAATGCCGCCATACTTAGGAGGAAGATTGGTAAATTTTACTAATACTAAAACTAAACTTCTTGCTCAATCGCTTGATTTTATGGATGATCCAACATATATGCCAACATGTACTGAAATAAAAAACATGTGTTGTATAGAATGTTTTCAAGAAGGAGGTCAAGAAGGTGCTGCTAGCAATTATAGAAGAAATAGAGATGAGTTTCTTAAAAACACAAATGAAAATTTACTTAATGAATTTACTGGTTCAGCAAGTAAAGAAAAAGCTCTAAATTACACACAATGGGCTCCTGGTAATCTTGCTGATCAATTGATAATTTATAAAGGAGGTTTATCAAACTATAATGTTTTATCTGGATGCCCTGAATGTTCATTTAGAATTTGGTCTGAAATAAAATGGTCTCAATTAGATAATAAAACATTATCTGAAATATTTCCAATGATAAATCCTAATACTGGTGCAAAATTTGTTTGGATAGATGCAGTATTTTTTGGAGAAACACCTCCTGTAGGACAACCTGGACAAATGCTTAAATGGCAGGCAGACCCACTAAGCCCTAACTATTTTGGTGAATACGCATGGGATCCACGTACAAATACTTGGAATGAAACTTTAGGAGATGTAATAAGTGAGTTAAATCTTGATACTAGAGCAAGAAGAGATGCATGGTTAAAATCACTTAATGAAGTTATATTAGCTACTACACCTTTTGTTTGGGCTAATGATTATGCACTGTTTCACAGATATAAGTATGAATTAAAATATACAGTTTAAAGATGGGATTTATAAGAAATTTTGAAATTTGGAATAATCAAATACCAAGAGTATGTAATTTTGATATAGATGATTATTGTAATTATTGGGGTAGTATAGGAAATACTTGTACAGAAAATACAACGGCTCCTGATATGGGAAGTCAATCAGATCCGTTTACTACAGCAAGGGCAACATTTGATGCATGGGGTAAAGCAGTAGTTGAGTATTTTCAGGCATCACTTGCTTATTATTATGATTATGCTTATGAAGATCCAATAACACACGAGATGATTATACCAGAGGGTTTACTCAATGAAAAATGTAATTCTCGTAGTAATTTTGATAAATTATGTGATTTGTTTTATGGATATCCTCATGGCTTTTATTACAATATGGTTGCATTTAGGTCAATAAACGCGCAGATTAATAATTCATTTATGCAAGATGGTGATCCTGACAAACGTACTGGTGTACACACTTTTACTGAACTTATTACTACTACACCACGTACAGATCCTATTCCTTATACATACACAGTAGATTTTACAAATTATCAGTCTCCTGATTATAATCATTATTTAGAACACAGAAACATTTTAGGTAATTTTTTACAGTTCTATAAAAAAGTTTTGAAAGCTACTGCTGGTCATCCTTTGACACCTTTTGAAATTCCTCCAATATGTTCAGGTGATGTAGTTATTGGTGATCAAACTTGGAATCAATGTAATTTAAGTGTTACAAAATATAGAAACGGAGATCCAATTCCTTATGTTGAAGATCCTGTAGCATGGGCTGCTTTGACTACGGGTGCTTGGTGTTACTATGACAATAATCCAGATACTGAACCTGCATTTGGTAAGTTATACAACTGGTATGCAATTAATGATTCTAGAGGTTTAACTCCAGAAGGCTATCATGTACCAACACGTTATGAATGGCAAACTCTAATTGATACAGTAGGTGGAAATACAACTGCGGGTAAGGCATTGAAACAAATTGGTTCATTGGATAGAACTTGTGTTACAGAAACAAATGCTTCATATTGGCAATATGCTTCTATTGATTTTCCAACTAATTCAAGTTTTTTCACAGCATTACCAGGTGGTTACAGGGATGATAATGGAAGTTATTCTAGTATTGGTTATAATGCTTTTTTTTGGAATACAACAGAATATGATGTTAATAATGCTTATGCTTATGATTTAGGTTATAGTAATAATATTGCTGATATAGGTAATCCAAGTAAGAAATTTGGTATGTCTATCAGAGCTGTAAAAAATAAAACATGTGCAGAGGATGTTACTATAGGATCTCAAGTATGGACTAGATGTAATTTAGGTATAACAACATACAGAAATGGAGATGTAATACCACAAGTGACGGATCCTACTCAGTGGGAAAACTTAACAACTGGTGCTTGGTGTTACTATGATAATGATCCTTTAACAGAACCATTGTACGGTAAGCTTTATAACTGGTACGCAGTAAATGACCCAAGGGGGTTAGCACCGGTAGGTTATCATGTACCAACAGATTATGAATGGGGTTTATTAACAAACTATTTAGGAGGTGATTCTGTAGCAGGAGGTAAGATGAAAGAAGCAGGTACAGCTTATTGGAATGCTCCTAATACTGATGCAACTAATAGTTCAGGATTTACTGGTCTTCCTGGCGGGACCCGCGACAACGATGGCTATGACGGTGGCATTGGCTTCATCGGTAACTGGTGGAGTTCTACAGAGAGCACTACGTACAGTGCTTGGTACCGCCTCCTGACCAACAACGGTGGCAATGCAAGCAGGGCCAGCGACGTTAAGAGAGCCGGCTTGTCTATTAGACTTGTTAAAGATTAAATATAATTAGTTAGTTGAAGTTTGTTGGTTTATTCTACAACTACGGACAGACCCCTGCACTTGTAGGGGTTTTGTTTTATAGCTATATTTGCTAATATCACATATTTTTACTATATTATTATGAAGGAATTTAAAAAGCCAGACCTAACAGCTCCAAGATTTAGACCAGAGGTTTACAATGTTTTAAATGAAGAGTTCTTTGATAATTTTAGAAAGAAGCATCCTAAATATGCTAAGTTGACAAATGCAGTTTTAAAAAAAATAGCTAAGACATTTAATCAATATGTGTATAATACAGTGATAGATACCAGAGATGGTGTTCAGTTACCGGAACAAATAGGATGGCTTTTTATTGGAACCTGTCAGCAAAGTAAGAAGTATAATGTTGACTTTGGAAAATCCAATACCTATGGTGTGCAAGTTTCGAATAACAACTTTGCCACTGATGGAAAATTAGCAAAAATATTCTACAGCAACTTTGCACCAAAACATAAGATAAAGAATAGAGAGTTTTGGACCTTTGTTGCATGTAGAGACTTTAAAAGAAGTGTGGCAAAAAGTTATCCTGAGAACTGGAACATATATGTTGTAGTTCAGAATGGAAAACAAATACAGCTCACATATAATAAAGAAATGTACAAAGACAGAAAAGCCAAAGAAAAAACTGAGGCTTTAAAAACATATAATGAATTTGATCTATGACAACAATAGGAGAAGCAATATCAAGAGTAAGAAATACATTAAAAGCCGTTAAGGAGGATCCTTTCCTAACTGACAGAACAATATATTATTCCTTACTGAAGTATGGACAAACTCTCTTAAAGAGAGAGGATAACCAATATAAACTTATGAAGATAAGTTCTATATTCAGTGTATTACCATATGTAGAACTTATTGATGTAGATAAGATAGAGGCTGGCTGTACTGGAGTATATTCAGGATGTTACTTTAAGAGAAGTAAAGAAAAGATCCCTGGAATACTATCTGGTATTATGGGTCCTATCATCCGTACTGTGTCATCTATTGATGGTACAGATATTATGTACAGAACTCAACCGGGCACATGGGTGTCAATTACAAAGTCAACTACTTTTAAATATAACAAAAGAAGATACTTCTGGTTTTCAGAAGGTTACTTATATTGTCCTAATATTGATTGGGATGCTATCAGAGTTGAAGCAATCTTTGATGCTGATAAAAGTGCTTACTTATGTTCTAAAGAAGATCAATGTAAACTTAGACAAGATAATGCATTGCCATTTCCAGAATATTTATTTTCTGAAATAGAACAGTATGTTGTTAAAGAATTAACCATGATTGCTCAAATACCAACTGATGGTGCTACGGATGATCAAAATATTTTAAGATAATGGATTTCAACTATACACTCCGCTACAGAACCTTTGACCAATTGATGGAAGATGTTCAAATTGACTTATCAAGTTTTGCTTTGGAAAACATGATAGAGCCTCAACAATTAATCAAACTTGCTAGAAAGATTAATTATGATTTAGGCCTTAGAATCAATCAAACTAAAGAAGTAGTACTTGATGTATGTCATGGAAGAGTTAAGCTTCCAGATGACTTCTATGTATGGAATTTTGGTATGTCATGCCGTGAAAGAACTGAGCATGTTGGTTATGATGGTAGAGTTGGTGGAACAAACATCCAAGAAGTACCGCTAGGTACTGTAAAATATCAAGAGTTTCCTGGTGGAGTTGATTTATGCGCAGTACAAACAGTTAATTGCAGAACATGTAATTCTAATCCATGTAATCATACAGCAAGTTGTGAACTTAATACACCTATCACAACTACAACACCATCTTATGATCCAGAAAATCCTTATGGTAATACATGTGTAGCTCCAAGAGTATTTATGAATTGTAAAGGTGAGTCATATGAATTAATACAAGTTGTACATTCCGGTCTTACTAGAAAGTATACTACATTGGTTCCATTGAGAATGAAAGCAAGTCAGAATATAGATTGTGAGTGTCCTAATTTATATCATAATGGACCAGATGAAGGTTGGCTTAAAGATGGGTTTCTTTTTACAACTTTTCAAGATGGTCATGTGTATGTAAATTACCAAGGAGAATTACAAGATGAGAATGGGGCATTGATGGTTCCTGATCATCCAAGATTGAATGACTATTATGAATATGCATTTAAGAAAAGAATTCTTGAGAATTTATATTTGAACGGGGAGGATGTTGCTCAAAGATTACAAGTAATAATCCCTGAGTTAAAAGAATCCAGAAACAATGCTCTTAGTTTAGTGAATACACCAAACTTCAAAGAGATGGAACAACTATGGTGGACTAATAGAAGAGCTCAGTATTCTAAATACTATGATATGTTTAAAGCTCCAAACATTGGTAACTATGCAAGATTAAATTACAATACAAAAGTTATATAATTATGGCTGATAACAATATGCAAAACACATCTCAAGTTGTTAGTGATAGTTTCATAAAGGGTCTGAATAAAGATTCTGATCCATCATATGTAACAGAAGGAATGTGGACCCATGCAGTTAACATGGTAAATAATTCCAAGACAGGTAAAGTAGGTTCTATATCTAATGAATCTGCAAATTACTTATGTTTTGAAACTGGTAAATACATGCCTACTGCTGTTACTGAAAAATTAGTAATAGGTACAATATATTTATTTTCAGATAAATGGGTTATTTTTACAGCTGGTCATAATACAAAAGGTCAACCAATTATTTCTGAAATAGGTTTATTTGAAGAAGAAAACTGTACATACAAACCTATTGTAATTGATACATGCTTAAACTTTGATAAAAGATATTTGATATCTGGTGTATCTAGATTAAAAGAAGATTGTACTTGGCAAATATATTGGGTTGATGGTTTAAATCCTGATAGATATTTGAATATTGGAGATCCTCAAACTTGGCCAGGAGCAGATTATTCTTACATTACAACTGTTGGCGCAAGTGCAAATTATTATCAAGGTCCTGGTGGAATCAAAATGTTATGGCCAGGAGTACAGTGGACAGAAAAATGTACACTTGTAAATGATTGCAATATTTGTGAAAAAATTAATGTTTTAAATTGTGATGATATAAGATTAGCAAGGTTAATGAAAACTCCTTGTTTAAATTTAACATTAGGTCAACAAGGTGGAACATTAGCTAATGGAACTTATTTTGCACTTATTGCTTATACAATCAATGGTCAAAAAGTAACTGATTATTTTGCTCAAAGTAATTATCAGTTTGTTTATTCACCTGATGATCTAAGAGGTTCTTTATTATTAAAGGTTGAGGCTGATAGAGAAAACTTTGATGAGTTTCAATTAGTAATAGTGAAGTGTGTTAACCAGCAAACTGTAGCTCAGTTAATGGGTGTATATTCTACTAATACTACAACTATAGCTATTGATCAAATAGATAATGCAGGTAATATAACTATACCTCTTGAACAATTACCTTTACAAACTCCTGTGTTTGAAACTTCTGATCAAATGACAGAAGTAAATAATTATTTATTAAGAATTGGTCCAAGAAGTAAATTTGATTTTAACTATCAGCCTTTAGCTAATTTAATTAAAGCTAAGTGGGCTTCAGTTGAATACCCTGCTGATTATTACATGAAGGGCGGTAATAAAACTAACTATCTAAGAGATGAAGTATATTCTTTTTTTATTAGATGGGTGTATAATACAGGAGATAAATCACCTTCATATCATATACCAGGAAGACCCCCTAAAGACTTTAATGTTCCTGGTGTTGGTTCTAAAAAAGAAGATGAAGAATTACAAGGTAATTTAAATAACTTATCATCAGATGAAAAAGTTTTTGAAGTATATAATACAGCTACAATAGACTCAACATCAAGTGTTGTTAATACTACTACTGATGATGGAGGAAAAGTTATAGCAACTGGAAATATGGGATATTGGCAATCAACAGAAAAATATCCTGATAACAGACCAGATATATGGAATCCATCAGCTCACTGTTGGACAGGTCAAGATACAGCAATAAATCCGGAAGAGTTTGATTTATGTGGTAAGTATATTAGACATCATAAATTTCCTGAAAATTATATTACAGGAAATTCTTCAGATAAAGTATCACACTTTAGAGATAATGTTAATGCTCAAACTACAGCAAATGCTTATTTTATTAGAATTATGGGTGTGTATTTTGAAAATATTGCACTACCAAAAGATAATGATGGTAATGATATACCAGGAATAGTAGGTTATGAAATTCTTAGAGGTTCAAGAGAGGGTAATAAAACTATTGTAGCTAAAGGAATGGTTAATAACTTCAGAAGTTATACAATTGCCGGTAACAGTACTTACACTGGTCTATATGCAAATTATCCATTCAATACTATTAGGCCTTTAAGTAGTTCAATAGGTGGTCATGTTCAAGGTTTAAATGATCCTTACATAAGATTAAAAAATGATGGTAATCAAATGATTCCTAGTGATGTATTAAGTTTTCATTCACCAGATACAATGTTTACAACACCATTTTTATCTACACCTGAATTTAAACTTTATGGTCATTTAGAAGGTTATTCAACTCAACAGTTTGTAACACCTTCTGATCATCCAAACTTTAAATTGCTTTCAGATCTTGTACCTGCAATAATGATAACAGCGGGTTTAATGGAAGCCATTGTTTCTATAATAGGTAAAAGAACTGTAAGTACACCAACTATACAACCAGGTTCAGGTGCTTCAGATGCACTTGGTGTTGCTGCAGGAGCTTCTGTTGCTGCTAATGGAATACTTGCTGCAGCTGCTGCAATATATAATGGTTTTGTGTTAGGTTACTATGGTACAGCAGGACCTTTATCTGATGCTTTAACATCGCTTATCGGTGGTTATGCAACCACTATAATAGCTGGTAAAGATCAAGCACTAGCTGTTGCAGGAAATTTAGCAGCTATTGGAGGTGCCACAGTGCCTTCTGTTATACAACAAACTATCACATTACCTGACTTTGCATATTTACCAATAGGTATAAGAACAGCAGCTGGTTTACAACAAATGTCTTTTTATTTTTCACAAGGTGCTGAAGTTGCATTAAATCTTTTATATGCAACAACCCAGTATAGACAATATGCTTTGCAAATGCAAGCTTATGGTTTTTATTCTAGAATGCAATCTGTACCAAGTGCTGATACTAAAAGATTTTCAATTGCTGATTCTTTTTATTTAAGAGATAATATTCAGCAAATGAACAAGTATTTGGATAACACTAATACTTATAGATCTTATAGTATTAACAATATCAAAAGATCACCTACAGTAACATTAAGAGTTAAAAATGGTTCTAACCAAAATGTAGGACCTAAACTTTTAGATATTGATAAGTCATTAGTAACACTAGGTACTTTAAGAGATACAAATCCTGTAGGAATTTTAGCATCACCCGAGATACCAGATTTTGAAGATAATTTAAATAGACCTTTTGGTTTACCTATTGCTAGTCATTACGGAAGTTTAAAAGGAAGAGTTAGAAATCAATATGGTCAATTAGATTCTATAAAGCAATTACCTGTTGGAACATGTGAGCAAAAGATTGCAGATACAGTAGTTAATCCATCAACTGTAGTTTGTGCTGGTGTAAATAAAACTAAAAATACAATTTACAGATCTCCTGTAATGTTTGGTGGAGATACTTATATAAACAGATACACTGAAAAAAATAATATGATGTTTTATTATGATTGGTTATATGATCAACCAAATGGTTTTGAATATAATTATTATTTAAGAAACATGATTCCTAGTCCAAGATTTAGTGTAAATAGTGTAAGATATGATGTTCAAGCTTTAACATCAATAATTGATTTTACTAAATGGAAAAATGATCCAGATGCAGATGAAGGAGAAGGACCTTTACCTTCAAGCTTTTATAGATTGGATTGTGATAAATATAATTATAATGATGATACTATATCTAGTTATCCAGGAAGTCTTTCAGCAAAAGAAGCATTTTTCTATTTAGCTGTTTCATCAATAAGAGACTTTTTTGTTGAGTCAGATGTACTAGTTGATTTTAGAGAACAAGCGGATT